CAGACGGACCTCGTGGTACTGCAGAGCAAGCAGAGGCATGTACAGACCGGTGTAGCGGTTGAAGAAGAACAGCAGAGGCAGGTACACGCGCATGGGAGACAGAACCTGAGCGGCAACACCCAGAGCCACGGGGTTTGCTGGGGTTGTCATCTTGCCCCAGGCATACTTGTCGGACTCGTTCAGGAACAGCTCGGCATACAGACGCCACCAGGTCTGGTAGTGCTTGTCAATGCGCTGGCCACCAATGGTCAGCTCAACGGCCGCAATGGCACGCTCAGCCACCCAGTTGACATCGAATGCCGTGTTGGTGGAGGACAGCACGTTGGACACGGGCGTCAGAGCCACGTGCATGTTACCGACCAGGTCACCGTTGCGGGCAATCGTCACGGACACACGGCCGGAGCTGGCAGGAGAACCGTTGGTGGTCTGCTGGATCAGCTCCATGGCAAAGTTCGTGTGGCGCTTGTACACCGCCTGGAAGAAGGTCACCTTGGGGTTACCTGTGAGGTACACGTCCTGAGCACCGTACGCGACGAGCTGCATCAGGCCTCCGGCCATGGTCGTTTGGTACTAGTAGCCAAGAAAAAAAATTTAGCCAACAGACCTCCATTTAAACCCACCCGCTGATCTCCCCTTTCCTTTACAGCACTTACTTATTACACGTACATCAGCACCGGTGGCTCTGCTAGCCTCCCTGATAGTGTCAAACTCTCTAATCAACGACTTGCCATCAAATGACCATTGTTGAATTTTGGTAAACTTCATCAGTTTTTTTGTCTCAGCATTTTCTGGGTTTACAAATTTCCAATGAAACCCACCAGCAGTCATCCGCTCACCCCTACATACCTTTGGTATATGTCCTGTGTCCGCACCTGTCTCACGAGCCGCATCCTCAACCGACTCAAACGTCCTGAGAAGTTCATTCCCGTCCCTGGACCATTGTTGAACAGCCTTCTTGTTCACTGTCCTGAGCAAATTCCGTGTCTCATCCGTATGATGCTTCCCATACATTGCATGTCTTTCACCTGATCTGACGGCACTCATCAAAGTTTTTGTATCCTCATGAAGCACTTTGTTCCTGTTCCCACCCGTCTCGTTATTGTACCCGCCTGGAGCTAACGTTCCACGCTGAGCAATCTCCTGAATCTCCAGCTCGTCCAGACGCTCTTCCCAGTTTCCCTCTTTTGGAAAGCTGTGTAAAATTTGAACTGTAAATTGGTCCCATCCATACTTGCGAATTGAATTGTACAAGTGTCTCTTTCGTCCATTGTTCACTTCGGAAATGTGTCCATTCAGTCTGACTTGAAAGTCGTCCTGGGATGTCTGACCTATGTATTCTTTATACGGCTGAATTTTACATTTTATGGAATATACAAATGGCATGTACTATGAAAAGCTAAGGTCTTTAGCTGACCCTGCGATATTCCAGACCAAACTTTTTATGGCTCATCAGTAAATGGCTGACGATAACGAGATTATGCTTGCTGAGGGTGACGACACCATGCCCGACGACATGGGTGAGTTTATGGACCCAGTCGAGGCTCTCGGTGCCTTCCTGGCGACCGAGGACGGCGAGACCGTGGCCACCTCCCTGGCCAGCCTGAAGGACTCGGTCGGCCTGATTGCCAAGCAGCTCGAGAAGCAGAACCTCATCCTGGTGAAGATCCTCACCGCCATGACTGCCCAGCAGACCTCAGCCCAGTGAAAAATTATTTAAAAACCATATATGGACATTGAAACTCCAACATGCTTTAAATGGCTTCCTGTAGTGTCCGTTGTTCTCGGTGCATGCGCACTCACTTTTCAGGTGTTTGTGCTGTATCCATGGCACCTTGAACTCTCGAAAGAGTTTTCGGACCTCCAGAATGCATGCTCTTAAAAATTTCTCGCGCTCTCTTACCAATGACAGCAACACATCACACTCTGGAGAAAGAACAGACTCCAGAACATGCAAGCGAAATCAGAATGGAAGTGTTGCGCTCCGAAGTGAGCACGATTACCCCTGAACGCCTCTAAGCCAGAATCTATAGTGAGTCGTATTATAATTACGAAAAAAAAA